TCTTGGTGGATTAGTTGGTGGTGTAGATGGACAATACATTTTTATAGTTAAGATAGTAGCAGCTAATGACTTGACTCTTGAACACTTAGAAGGCGTTGGTGGAGATACAGATGATTTCTTTATGCACCAAACATTAGATGAAACAATAGATGCTGGGGGAGTCCCACTTGTTTTTGATGGGGTAACTGAGAGGTGGTTCGACATTTCGCATGCAAAGCATACTTGAGGAGAAAATGTATGGCTCATAAAGGATATAAGCAAACAGAAGAACATATAAAAAAAAGAATTGGTCCTTGTTTAGAAGAAACCAAAAAAAAGATTAGAGATACTAAAAAGGAAAATCCATATAAACATAATGTAGAAAGAAGAAGAAAAATAAGTAGAGCTAAAAAAGGTAAACCTACTTGGAATAAGGGGACAACAAAAGAAACAAATAAACAAGCATTGGCTTCTTCTATAAGAATGAAAAATAATAATCCTAGTAAAAATCTTGAAACTAGAAAGAAAATAAAACAAAGTATAAAAAAGAGATGGGATATTATTGGTAGAAAAAAATATAAAAGAAGCCATCATACAACTAATACTAAAGAATATAAAGAATGGCGAATGGCAGTATATTTAAGGGATAGTTTTACTTGTCAGTATTGTGGAATAAAAGGAGTGCCTTTAGAAGCACATCATATTAAAGAATGGGCTAAATATCCAAAGTTAAGATATACAATTAGTAACGGTGTTACTCTTTGTAAAAACTGTCATAAATTAACTCGTAGATTTTATGGCAACCAATACATTTCGCATGCAAAGCATACATAGTATATGGAGTATAAGAACTAAGGAGGGGATTGTGGAAAGAAGAAACGATTTAGGGAGCAAAGTATTGATAGGCATTGTTTCATTATTAGTTGTGACTATTCTTAGTATTACTATTAGTGTTGCAAGCAAGGCAGATACCAAAGCCAACGATAATAAAATAAGTATAGCATCGATTGAAACGACACAGACGTATTTTAAAGAGAACCTTAGCGAGATTAAAGTTGATATAAAAGAGATTAAAAGAGCCGTTGTTAAATGATTAAAAAAAGGTTCATTACCTCACAGTTAGAGGATATAAAAGAGAACGCTAAAGAGGGGATTGACTTCTGTAAGAAGAAGAAATACCCAGCAGCCGATTTAGAATTAAGGAAGATTTACAATGTAGCAACCGCAGCATTAAAGACAGAGAGCAAGAAGAAAAGAGACTCAGATAATACCGGTGTATTCAAGAGAAGGAAAATAAACCAGCGTGTAAAGGTAATGAGAAGTGATTTAAAATGTCTTTCTACAGATTTAGATCACGGGAATAAAGTATCAGGTAAAAACTTTATTAGACTTATAAGACGAGGGCTTACGGAAATGAACCGGTTAGACAAGTCAATAAGGAAAAGTGATACAACAAATAAAATGGTAGATGAACTAAGGGGGTGTTAAATGAACAAGGTGTTATCAGGAAGATTTATTTTGACAGTGATTTCAGGGTTAGTGTTTGCATACGCTGTAGTTACTAAACTTATAGACTCGCAAGCTACAGCTTCGATAATTACATTAGTATTTATGGCATATTTTTCACGCAAAAGAAAGGAGGACTAATATGTTCGCAGCAATAAAGAGATTTTTTAAAGGACTATTGCGTAAGTTATGGAAGACTCTCAAGACTATTGTATCAGGGGCCTTAGAAGTGTTCCTAGCAGAGTTTCTTGAATATGCAAAAGATGTGGTTAGAGGCCTTGTCAACTCAGACCTGACTAGCGATGGTAAAAGGAAACTAGCATTCGACACAATCAAGCAGAAAACTATTGGAAGAGGATTGGACATTCGTTCTAGTTGGATAAATATTTTAATCGAAATTTCTTTGGCTACGATAAAAAAAGAACTTAAACTTTAGGGGGATAATATGCTAGAAGGCGAAGTGATAAGAGTAGTAGGCAAAGCCGCTGTCAGGGGAGCAGGACATTGGATAATGAGAACTTTATCTGTAATCGCGGTTATTGGTATGGGATGGCTAATTTATGTTGGGATGATAAAACCCCATTTCGACCCAATACAAACCACAACTCAACAGGCTGATGAGATAACTAATACTTACATAACTGAATCAGACGATGCTTTCTTCTTTGGAATTAAATTCTGGGGAATTAAGTTAGGGATTTCAAAACCAGTGAAAGTTAAAAAGCCAGTGATAACACAGGAGAAAAATGATAGGTAATATTTTAGGTTTAAGTTTGCTAAGTGCTGGACTATACAGGTTCGGAGGTTGGAGTGGTGGGAACAAACTCTACCGCAGATTAGGTTGTGCTTTAGTCCAATTTGTAGCTATCTTCTTCGTGCTTAAAATCTCTGCTCCTTGGTGGGTTCACTTTTTAAGCATTGGGATAACTTATGGTTTTCTAACGACCTATTATGACTTTATAAATGGAAAGGATTCCCATTGGCTTCACGGGTTAGGGATAGGGATTGGAATAATACTTTATGCTTGTGTAGGAGCTATTGCTTGGCCAGCGTTAATTATTCGTATTATTGTACTATCTTTAGCTATGGGACTTTGGAGCAAGTGGCTCAAGTGGGACGTTGGAGAAGAACTTGGTAGAGGTTTTTTAATCATAATTACTTTATTATTATTATAAGGAGACACCATGATAAGGTCGGAACTTTTAGCTAAATTTAGAGAAGAGAACCCAGAAATAACAGACAGGGTTTTAACTGACGTAGCAGTATACTCTTGGCTTGAGGAAGGTAATAGGGAAATATGCGCCATAACTAGGTGTATTGTAGACCAAGACGGGACGACTATAACCACAGCAGAGAACGATGACCATTACAACCTATCGGATAAGATAAGCAAATTCTATGACATTGACGAATATCCCGGCGGCGGCGTAACTTATAACGACAAGCGAATTGACGAAAAGACCATAGCACAGTTAGACCACGAATCCCCTTCTTGGCGTTCACGGAGTTCAGGGACTCCTAAAGGATATTACCGTAGAGGGAAATGGATATACTTAGATCGCCCCATAGACTCTAATGCTGATGATTTAAAAGTCTACGCAGTCTTGATCCCTGACGACTTCAATGATGATGTAATGCCTTTCAACCAACTAAGTTATCTTGAGATTTATCATTATTCACTAATTTATTATTTACAGAAAAGAGCTAAGATGAAAATAGGCAAGACTGGGGAAGAGACAAAAGCCTTACAAGAGTACGGTTCTTATCTAAAATGGATGAAGAAGGAATTAGGCGGCGGTAAATATACAGAAATCAACTACACAAAACATAACGGGTACAAATGAGACTATTCTTAACATTAATCTTTAGTTTAATTACCTTATCGGCTTATCCTGAAATCCAAGTTTATAATGATTTTTCAAAAGGAATCAATACTAAGAGGTCTGAGTTCTCACTACCAAAAGAATCACAAGGTGCATCTTCTGGTTATGCCACAGTTGCCGAGAATGTTCGGTTTCACACAGACTTAGGCTCCCTAAGCAAACGGGATGAAATCCTTGGATACGGTACGGCGGATACTACAGAGTCTATTACGGGGATGCACCGGTACTACAATTCAGATGGGACTAAAAAACTAATCGTGACCCACGGAGATGAAGTAGAAATAGGAAACGACGATACAGGAGCTTTTACTGCTATATTAGACCTAACTACTGGTGGTTATAAGTATCAATCATTAACTTGGCATAATCTTTTTTTATCAACAGACGGACACAACCAACCAATAAAATGGGATGGTTCTTCTGCCTCAGCGACTTATTTAGGTTCTTGCCTTGCTACTGCTAAAACAACAGGTGCAGGACCGAGTGGAACTTATACTTACAAAGTCTCCTATTATACCTCAAGTTATGAGGTTCTTTTAGACACGCCCTCTAATCCGGTAACGGTAGTTAACAAAGACATCACTCTCTCAATGATACCTATAGCACCTGATACTTACGGAGGAGAGGATGTCACTGGAAGGAAGATTTACAGAATAAAAAACACAGGTTCTACTTATTACCTTCTTTCTAATGGGACTATCGCGAATAATACTGCTGTTACTTTGAATGATTCTGATGCTGATGGTGAATTATCAGCCACAACTTATCCGGCAGGAACGGAGACAAAGAAACCTCCGAAATGCAAGTTTCTCTTAGTGAACAATAATAGACTATTCCTTGCGAATGACCCAACTAATGGGCCTTCGAGAATTTATTACTCTAAAGACGCATCTCACGACATATTCGCAAATACTACGGATTACTTTAATATCCGCCTTAATGACGGGGATGAGATTACATTTATCAAAAATCTTCTCGGAGTGATCGTAGTAGGAAAGAATAATACAATACAAAAATTCTACACTTCCGGGGACATCCCTTCAGCAGATTGGGAGATAGGCGATCCTTTGGGTGGAGCGATAGGTTGTCAAGCTCCTTACTCGGCAGTTAATTCACCTTTGGGGATAATCTTTCTTTCATTTGACGGTATTTATAAATTCAACGGACAATACTCTACTTTAATCAGTGACGCAGTAACTCCGATAATTGACGATATTTCAGAGACCAATTATACTGACTGTTGGGGAGAGTTTCACAAGAACATCTATTACCTGACTTACACCTCAGAGACCACAGGAGCTTCAGACAATGATAGGATTTTACTATTTGATTTATTAAGCAACGCATACTCAATAGACACCCTTGCTAGAGACGCCTTCTGTTCATTCAATTCGGGAACAGATTATGGAGTTCTGTATTCTGGTGGATCTGGTGACGGAAAAGTTTACGCTCACTCAGAAACCGTCCATGAAGTAGTCCATAAACGACACGCAGATTTAACAGGGACCTTTGACGATATGAGGTACATTCCTACAGCCTATGGAGGGGATGCTGATGAC